ATACCAGCTTGTTCTCTTGATCTATATCTTGATCCAATAGGAACAAATGAATCAGGAATACCATCTGGCTTACCTTCTGGACCAGTTTTATCTATAGAAGGATCTCCTATTACTTGATATTTTTGAGATAAACCATCTTGACCTACAATAGTTTGAAATGATAGACTTTTTTTATCTTGTCCTGTAACCATAGCAATTAATTGAGCAGTAGTCATACTATCTACTAATGCTACTTGATCTGGATTATATGTTCCCTTTGGTGCATTTTTTATTTGATTAATTAATTGTGCTTTACGAGCTTCTGCATCTACACCTCTTTTAAATGTATCTAACGCATACTTATTTTTTGCATCAACAGGTAATTGATCATAAGCTTTTTGAGAAGCATCTACAGCACTTAACAAAGGTGATTTTAAATAAACTGGATTAAATGCACTTCCTACATTTTTATCAAAATCTTGAAGACCAAAACGAAGTGCTCCTTGTATTAAGGCATTACGCTTTCCTCTTTTATCTGCTTTTGCAACAGCATCAGTATAATCTTGTTCACTTAATAAGCCTACATCTTTCATTTGTTTAAAGCTTTCTGGAACAGAAGAACCAAGCAAATTTAACTCGCTGAAAGTTTCACCAACTCCTTCAAATGGTTTTTTTGCTTTTCGTAATAAATTAAATAAATTAAACTCTGCCATAATTTTTTTCCTTAAAGTGCTGGTCTATATAATTCACGAAGTTTTCTCATTTCTATTTCTTCTTCTGTTTCAGGTCTAGGTATTGTTGTAGCTGGTGTTGCTACTTCTATATTTAAACCAGTATTGTTTTCAGGATTAAATTGTCCTTGTGCTACAGTATTATCTACCTGCAATAATCCTTCATCTTTAGGCATTAATTTATCTGCTCCTAAAAGACCTAATTCCAATTTATCCATAGTATCTAAATCACTTAACCCTTCTGCAACATAATCATATCCTTTTCCTAGCATATCAGTAACAGATGTAATAGAATCTAATCCACCACTAGATGTAGGAATTGTACTTAAACCACTCATTAAATTAGCACCACCTGATAAAGTATTTGCCATAGCAGGATTTTGGATTAATGGATTTAACATTGCAGAAGATCCTACTTTTGCAACTGGAGCACTTGCTCCTGATACTGCTCCTGCTCCTGCTGGACCTTTACCTGCACCAGCAGCACCTGCCATAATTGCACCTGTAGTGCCATCTCCACCCATTTGTTTATCAAGCATATAGCCACCTGCTGCCATAGCTAAAGGAACTGCTAACATTTGTAACATTATTTACCACCTCCGCTAGAAGTTGTTGTAGTAGTCATAGGTGTTGGAGCTCCATATGCTGCTGACAAGAAACTGGATAATTGTTGTTGTGGTGCGTTAGCTCCATACTCATATCTACCAATATCAGATTGTAGTTTTTGTCTTGCGTAATCTTCTTCTGTAGCACCTACTTTTGCTAGTTGTCCTATATCAGAATAATCTGCTGCTGCTAAACTAGGAGCACTTGCTATTGCTGCATCCTGTCTAGCTCTTTCGTTTGCAAAGTTTTGGTAAGCTAATTCTGCACCTTTTCCTGTAAGTGCATTTGCTAAATTATCTCTAGCTTTATCTTCCATATCAAACATTGCTCCAGAACCATATCTTCCTGCTTGAGATGCTCTTGTACCTATACCTCTTATAGCTTCATTAAATTGTGATATTACAGGTTTAGATGATTTTGCTAACATATCTGCAAAATATGGATTACCTGCTGATAACCTGTCACCACGAATAGTAGATAATTGTTGTGCTTGTGCTGCTGGTAATAATGGACTACCTGCGGTTGCTCTAGCTCTAGCTGCATCTAACGCAGCTGTTGTTGTTGCTCCTGCTGGTACATAAGTTTCATCAGGGTAATATGCTGGAGCTCCTTCATCATAAAGTCTAGATGCTTCATCTAAACCTTTAGTAATATAAGGTCGTAGCATAGGATCAATTTCTTGCGTTTGTGTTTGTTGCTGTGGACTACCACCCTTTGCAAGTATTCTACCCATCTTACCATTATCAATAGATTGGTTTCCGTCTAGCTCTGGAAAATAATCGTTCATAGTTTTAGCTCCATTAGTGTGTATTTTTTTTCATAACCATATAGTTTGTTAAATAACCTAACTATACTTTCGTATTTAGTAGAACCTTGAATACAAGTTCCACCATTTGCTTTTACCCAAATCTTAAAATCTTTAAATCCTGCTTTTGTATTTCTACCACCCATATAGGTAATATAGGCTACTCTGTCATTAGGAAAGTTTATCCATTGGACAGTAAATGCACAAAGACATTTCTCTTTGTTCATAAGTAATAGTAGTTGTTGTTGTCCTTGTATAACTTGTAGTTTAAGTTGATCAGCAGTAAACTCACCATTACCTTTATCTAATGCTTTTTGTAATAATGGTTCTGCTAAATCCCAATACTGATATACAAAGTTAGTTGGTACTACATATAACTTCATACTTTTATCCTACTATAATATAATCATATGTTACATCATTATGAGATGTGTTTCTATGTCCTATAATGAAACTACCTTTATCTTTTGTTTTTATATAAGTATGGTCTGTTTCTGCCGCAGCATTTTCTGTTCTAGGAGATAATACAATAACAGAATCAAAACCTGCTCTTTCATCATTAACTGTAGTTTGCGTTGCTGATGTAAGCAAAGTAAATGTTGATGTGTTGTTAGTTTTGCCATTCATAGCATTGTTTACTACTTCTGATACTGCTCTAGGTTCACCACCCTGATAGGGCAATGTTCTATACATTCTAGGCATTATCTGTTACCTCTAGGTATAGTGTATACATCTACTGCCATACAATTAGTCCAACTACCTGTAGGTTCTACACTAACCCGGTGATACCTACCAGAACTTCTAACGCTAGCTCTACCTTCATCTGTAGTAGCTACTGGTGTAGTAAATACAATTGCATCATCTAATTCTTTACGACTAGCTATAGATATATTGGCACTACCATTATCTACTTGTGGTCTTAATAAGTTTACAAAAGAGTTATAACCGACCTCTATATCAGTAGTTACTAATTTAGAGTTATACGCACTTCCTGTAAAGGTAGATAGTTTAGTACCTGTAGCTCCTGCAAATAGAAACTTACCACCTGCCCATAATCTAGCATCTAGTGATGCAGGCATAGTATCTATGTCGGTGTACCCTAATGCACCTAATCCTTCTAAAGTCGTGCCTACAGTCGCTATATTGCCTAGCACAGTAGAGGTTGTATCAACATGACTCCACTTACCTAGTGTCCAGTTATATACTAATATAGTTCTACCACCAGATGTGTTTGCATAATTCCAAACAGCAATGTTGGAAGTAGGGTTTATAGATGCACTCATGTTATCTATAAGTGTTAAATCTATATCAGTAAAAAACCAACGATCAATTTTTTCATTTCCAATAGGTGTTACATTTGTACCATCACAACTATAGAAACCATCATCACTTAAAAAGAAAGTAACATTATTGTATTGACATACAGAGTTGCCATTTAAACAACCTAATCCTCGAGAGATGTTGTCAAACTGAAAGAATAATGGTGATCCTACATAGCTCATTCTGCTAATAGACTTTTCTAACAGTATAAGACCAAACTCACCACCTGTTACTGCTTGTATATTACCACCATCTGCAATTACTTGATTGTCTGCTTGTGATGTAGCACCTGCTGTCCAATCAGTTTCATCATTGATGTCTGACCATTGTACTGTTGAGTTACCTAAAGTTCCTGTATTGACATAACCTGTTACTACAAAATCTCTTACCACAGCTACTTGTCTAGCTATTGGAGATGTTGCTACATCTGCCCATGCTGTAGATGTACCAATAGTCCAATATTGAAGAATAGCATTACCATTAGCTGCAATAACTGTTTTGCCAAACTGTACAAACTTCCAAGCTAATGTACTGCTATAACCACCAGATTTAGATTTATCTTCTAATGCTTCTGTAGTGTTGTTAAACTTAAATAGTTTAGTAGCACCACCTGCAAATATAATTACCTCTGTACCCCATTTAGCTACAAATACAGAGTTTATAGATTCTGCTGCTGCACCACTAAAATCTACTGCATTAGGAAATGGTTGGTAGCCTATAGATACAGGGATTACATTAAGTGCATCGTTTAAACCACCTGCATTATCAGGTTGGTCAGGTAGCCATTCATTAAACTGTACTCTTTGTGTAGGCATATTAAGTCTTTATAATAAAGTTAATTCCTCTGTATGGAGGTAAGTTAGTATTAGTTGCAGATGTACCTTCTGTAGAGTTTGCTACTGTAATGCCTGTAGTTGCTGTAGAAATAACCCCAGTTTGATGAGAAGAGCCAGAACCAGAAGGTCTGCCTGCACCACCACCATTAGCAAAAGTAATGCTTGTACTTCCATCGCCTCCTGCTATTGTATGATTATGTCCTGGGTCTGTAACTGTTGCTGTGTGCGTATGGCTAGGTAATGTAGAATCAGCACTACCACCTGTAGCATTTAGAGCATAGGTACTTCCAGAGCCAACAGGAAACTTATCTCTCATGTCTGGTACATTAAATGTAGAGCTACCATCACCTGCACCATAAGTAGTTCCTATAAGAGCAAACAATGTAGCGTAGGTAGAACGAGATACTGCTGCACCATTACATAATAACCAACCTGTAGGAGCAGATGCTGCACCATACATTTGTATAAACCCTGCTAAAACACCATCTACTTTATTTTCCCAAGTAGGCGTATTTCCAGAACCTGCACTTGTCATAACTTGACCAGATGTACCAGTAGCACCATCTAGTGTGAAAGCACCTGTAACGGCTAGTGTGCCAGAGCTAGTAAGTGTACCTGCGTTAGTTTGGTTATCACCACTAGCACCACTTTGCCAATTATTACATTGTGCCATTACTTCACGAATAGCATTGTTGATCGTAGCAGGTGGGCAACCCTCTGCAATATTTACACCACCAACATCTGTATTAGAAGCTGCTGTAGATGACCATTCACTAATCTTTGTTCTACTCATATTATCCTATCCTTAACCATGTGTTTTCGCCAACAGGCACATCTGTCCAATTGTTACCTTGAATATGTCCGTTAGCAGTTAAAGTAACTGTAGCTGATATAGATGCTACAGCACTATCTGTTTCTACTCCTGAAGCTGTTACTGTTGCGACTCCTGATGCCGTACCTACCCCACTCCAAATTGCTACAGAGGATGCAGATACTGAACCTACGCCAGAAATACTTGCTGTGCCTAATACTGGTGTGCCTAAAGTAATTGCTGTAACTGTAGCTGAACCAGTAATGGTTGCAGAGCCAATAGATATTCCAGCAGGAGTTGCTGATAAAGTTGCAACGCCAGATATAGAGCCTACTCCACTTAATACCATAGGTCCTGATATCGCAGTAACAGTTCCTGTACTTGATATAGTAGCTGTGCTAGTAACTGGTAATCCACTTGTAACTGCTGTTACAGTTGCAGCAGCCGTTATAGTTGCTACGCCTAAATGTTTTAGGTCAGCTAATGAACTAAATGGTGATTCTGAAAATGCACTTAAACCAAACATTCATTGCTCCTAAAATTTATCAAGTGTTTTTTTAATTTTATCTAATATCATAGGCATAAGTTTCATTCCTGAATAACCTACAAAAAATGCTAATGCAGGTGCAAAAGTATCATGTAAATTAAAGGATGCCATAACTGGTGGTATTAAAAATTTAGCTGATACAAGTGCTATACCTATATTGTAGAATAATTCTTGTCTATGTCTTTTTCTTTCTACTAACCAATTTATATGACCACCTTTTGGTCGCTTACCTTTTACTTTTTTAGTATTATAGTTACATAGTCCACCAGCTATACTGGCTAATACTACAATGTAGTCCATGATGCTCCTTGCATGACATCAATCAAACCCTCCACATCTGTACATGCTGCTATAGCTGTTTCTAATCTATCACATTCTGCTTTTACTTCTGATCTAAAATCTACTACTTTACTAGGCATAACTACTTCACTTTCCATTAGTCTTATAACATACCAGTCTGTAGGTGCTAGTAATGTATTAGCTGTATGTTTTACTTCTGCAATCTTTGTAGACTTTAATCCTTTAGTTACTAATCTTTCGTCAGTATCTTCCATTGCTTTAGTTTCTGGATTATATACTTGTACCCATACTGGATTACCATCTTTATCTACTGCTTCTACATCTTCCATAGCTTTAGGGTTATCTATCTCACCATTCCAATAGTATCTGTCATCTGCCCTTACAGGGTCTGCTTCCCATGTAACACCTATAGCATCTTTCTCTTCTTGTGTAGAGTTCTGTAACCAGTTTCTAGGATATTGTATTTCATTATGTGTAAAACTCCTGTCCATAATAAGAGTTTTTCCGTCTAGTTTGTAAGCCATTATTTGTCCTTATCGTGCGTTTGAGTTTTTAAAAGGGTTCTCGGCAAATGCCATGTATATGTATGTTTGACCACTAGCATTAGTTTCGTTAGGTAAATTTGCTCTCCATTTAAATCCATTAGATAGAAAGTCAACATCTGTAATTGTTGTTATTTCAGTCCCAGTTGTGTTTGGATAAAGTGAGTCATCCATAACATTAAATGTACTACGAGCAGAATCAACTATCACCCAGTTACATAAAATAGTAGACCTAAACATAATAAACGCAGGTCTAAACCCTGTGTATATAAATGGTCCGTCAGTAGAGCCATTACCTACATAGCTATCAAACTTACTGTAGCCTTCTACTTCTGCAAAACAATAAAATATATCTGTATATCCATTATTTACATAGTTACTAAATACAGATGTTGTTGGTGTTGTGCTTCCCCATTCGCTTGAACTTGAAAAAGCATTAGTTAAATTTAAGTGTCCAACTTGAGATGCACCAACAGAAGCATGATAAACGCCCCAATTAGTAGTATGGCTTGTTGTTTTTTTAAGAATCATTCTAGGAACAATTCCTAAACCATGCCCTATTGTTGTAACTCCAGTTGAAGTACCAGTTACTTTGACAACACTAAACCCTGCTGTTGGATTAGCAGATACTGTAGATGTTAAAGAACCATCTGTGTTAGATACTGCTGTTGAGTCTGAACCTCTCCATTGCCAACCTACATATGTTTGCCCTGTACCATTTACTGTGGTTACATCTGTATCACCACCTACTGTAAATCCATCAGAGTCAAAAGATTCTAAAGTACCAGAAACATCATTTACATATTCTGCTGATGTAGCATTAGGATAGATTGTTCTTGTAACACCACGAACACTATCGTAAAGATTATGATAATAAGCAGTATTTATAGACTTATACCAAACTAAATCAGGACTAAACGCAGTATTAGAAAAGCTTCTAGGGTTAGCATTATCACCTGTCCAAAG